ATCGCGGCTGTCGAGATCGGGGATACCGATGCGCAGCAGCTTGGCCTTGCGGACCAGGGCGGCGAACCATGCCTGCGTCTCGTCGGAGCGCTGGACCTCGGTGCAGACGCGCAGCAGGCGGCTATCGCCCCAGAACAGTTCCTCGTCGGCAACAGCGGACCCGGCAGGCAGGCGCGCGCCCCGGAAGCAGATAACCCGGCTCGGGTGGATACGGACTTGCGCGCCCCGGTCGCCCTGCATCTCCCACATGGCCGGTTCACCATAGCGGGGGGAGGCGAGATCCTTGATCCAGTCCTTGCCGGTGATCTGCCAGCGTGAGACGACGTTGATCGCCACGATACCGCCCTTGCGGATCTGGTCGGGCTTCAGTTCGGTAGCGTGGTCGCCCGCGGTGATGATCACCAAGGCGCCGCCGCCGATGCCGCGGAGGTTCTCCGCCTCTTGAACCTTGCCGATCAGGCCCAGGCGCTTTTCCTCGGCCTCGATGTCGTCAATGGCCTTGGCTTCGGCTTGCCAGTCCCGCCATTCGCGCACGCGATCCTCGGCGGGGATGCTGATCACCTTCCGCATCATGCCGGACGACATATAGGCGGCGATCGCAAGCTGGTGGGTGAAGATGCCGGGGAGGGCGGTTGCGCCACCTCCCATACGGCTGAACGGGTTCAGGCGGCCGACTGCCTCGAACGCGCCTCGGAGGTTGTCGGTGATCCAGGCCATGCGCGAAAAGCTAGAACATGGCCGTCAGCTCTTTACCGCCTTTATAAGCTATCCAGAACGGGCTTTTTCTTTGCCAACAGACTGACAAGATGGCTGTCTCCTCGAGGCGTTATCGCCCAGTAACTCCCCTTATCGTTCACCCCGCGCTTCTTAGTTCCGGGCTGCATTAGTCCAAGGGCGCGAAATTGAATAAGAATATCCGACCAAGTTTCTAAGTAAACTTCCGCCTCTATCAAATCGTATGCTGGCTTAATTTCATCTAGACTATGGAATCTGGATAAAAGGCCTTTAAGTCGCGTTTCTGTGGCTTCATTTATGATCGCAGGGCCAACATCTCTATATATATCGTCCCAGGTAGTTTCAACCGACCATTCCTCACCTTTTCTTGCGTAGGTTCCTTTGCTTCGTATTGTTCTTACGCCTCTCAACGTCACCTTATCAGCGCCGGATTGGAGAGTTTCATCTGGTTCTTCTTTTTTCTGCGCGCTGATAGCCTCTCGCATGGACCGATTTTCCTCGGTCAGTATGTTGATACGCTCGAGAAGGGCTACCGGTGATGATCCGTCGTTTCGTATCCAACCCGGTCGAGGATTGATTTTGATTTCTCGAATGAGTGATCGAGAAACTAATCCCCCCAACTCGGATGGACTCTTCCATTTTCTGATTGGATGTTCTGCCATGACCTCAGATCGAAACGCGTCGAGCTTACTTTGTAGCTTTTCATCTCGTTCGGCTTTTCCGACGGGGATTTTGTCAGGATCTGCATGAACGAAGGCTAATACCGGAATACCGAGCTTTTTTGCGTAACGATATTCTTTTTCGGTGTAGCTTATGCCATCGGCGGAAATTGAGCCGTATCGCCCGCCAACGATCAGGATATAGTAATCGCATTCATCGATTACTCGTTTTATGACGTCCCACTGACTTTCATTGGACGCAACGAAGGCTTCCATCCCAGTTGGGATGCAATCCATTTCCCACACCGCCTGTATGACCTCAGCTCGTTCTTCCTTCAGGTCTGTGAAGGTTGAGCTAATAAAAACCTGATGTCTAACTGAGTATGACAAGCGCGCTCTCCGAATCGTCAACCATATTTCATGCTTTCCGAATTAGCCCGCGGCAAGAACCTCATGTCAGGTTTTCCATTCCGTACCGTTTACGTAAGGCGATGGCCCCAAAAGCCCGAGAGGTGCTGTCCGGCGTGTCATCGTGCTTAGCGCTGGGGAAGTTCTCGTTGGCCGAGAACCACGCCTCGTTCCACGGGCCGCGCAGCACATCGACGTTACCTGCCTCAGCCTGTGCCGAGAACGGCCCGAATCGCGTCACCTTGTCGCCGGATTCCGGTGACGATCGCACGTTGTAGCCCGCCAGCTTGAGCTTGAGGTTCTGCACCTGAGCCTTGCCCGCCTGGCCGGGGTCCTGCGGCAAGTAGATCACGCACGCCTTGCCGTCCTGCGAGGCGGTGTTGGCGATCAGCGTTTCGACGCCATTCGGGCTTAGGCAGTCTGCATGGCTATCGACCACGATGAACCTGCCATCCGGCATTCGCCCGATCTTCGTCGATGCCGTGGCGTCCGGATCGGGATTGTCCGCCGTGCGCGGCGTGGCGGCAAGGTCGTAGCCGCGCGCGAACACTGTGCCCGCGGGGATAGCGTCGACCACCCGACACCATGATCGCTGGAAGTAGAGTCCCGCGGCGGGCCTGATCTTCCAGTTGCCGCCCAACAGGCGCTCACGCTCGACCAGCGGCAGGGCCAGCAGCGACGCCATGTACCCCGGATCGGCGGCCATCAGCGCCTTGTTGTCGGTCAGCTTCGCCGGGATGAACGTCAGCGACTTGGGCGGTATCGGTACGCTCTCGCCTGCGTCGTTGAGCATGGTGTATTGCTCAAGCTCGGACGGATCATCTGCCCAGCGCAGGTCTTCGCCTACCCGGACGAACCACCGCAGCTTGCCTGAGCGCTCCGGAATCGGCAGGCCGGTGTCCTGGTCGATCCACCAGGCGATCAGGTCCGCGACCCAGCTGTCCGCATCGGGGTTGCAGGTCGCGCGGATGTAGGGCCGGACACCGCACATGGAACGGTTGCGGCTGACCATGTACCAGAACTGGGTCGGAGTGAAGTGGGTCAGCTCGTCGAAGCAGATCAGTGGGATCTGCGAGCCCTGCCAGTTGAAGCGGGTCTTATCGTGTTCGAGGTGTGCGAAGCTGACGCTGGCGCCGGAGGGGAACGTCCACGATAGCGTGTGCTCCTTCGGCTCCGCGTTCAGCAGCGGATAGAGCGTGGTGCTCTCGTCCCATAGGCCGCCCTCGTTGCGGATCTGGACCGTGGAGCGCCGGAAGAACACCGCGCCGAAGCCGCCGTTGCCGACGTGGCGAAGCGGCTCCATGAGCAGGCCCCACGTCTTGCCGCCGCCCGCGCCGCCGCCGTAGATGACGATGTCGGCGGGCGAGGACAGGAACGCGGTCTGCGGGCCGGGCTGTGGCTTGATCGTCTCGGCAGTGATCTCCGGCGCCCCGCTCATTCAGAGAGCGTCCCGATCCAGTCGCGGCAGGCGGGTGGCTGCTTGAGCCACCCGCCACCAATCACAAGTTCAGCTTTACGAAGACAAGCTCGGCCACCTCCATGGTCAATTGGCCGCCGGTATCGTCCTCGTACCGCCAATGGTGCTCGAATTTGTGCGAGCCTAAAATTTCGATTGCACGATCCAGCAAATGATTCGGTACAAACATTGTGTTTTTCGTCACTGATTAACTCCCTTCTGAAATCAATATGACGAATACGATGTTGTGCTGTCATTATTTAAATCGCCCGTTCTGTAATTAGTGGTCGCGCCCATTGTCAGGCAGCGCAAACACGGCGACGGCGGGCGCTGCCGATGGCAGATCCTTCCCGTCCTTGCCGGTCAGCTCGCGGCGGTTGGTGTAGGCGTTGCCCATTTCTTCGGCGGCCTGCTTGTGCAGCTGGGCGGCCAGCGGGAAGTTGCCCTTGTCCTCGGCCTTCGTGGCCATGCGCTGGAGAGCGCGGAGACGGGTCGACCGATGCGCGATTGCGATCTGCGAGGAATCGTCCACGAACGACTTGCGGGCCGCTTCGAACAGGGTGCGCCACTTGGCCGCTACCTGGGCGCCGGACACCTTCGTCGGGTCGTACTTCGCGACATGCTGGCGGGTGATGGCGAGGCCGAATTCCTTGTTTACCGCCTCCACCACCTGCGTCGGGGTGTCGAAGCACGCCAGCGCCTGCACGATGTAGGTTTTCATCTCATCATTGAGTTTGGCTTCCGCCATGGTTCGGTATCCCTCCGGTATCAGGCGACGGAGCGCAGGCAAGTGCCGCAGACACCGGCGATCGATGCGCGTCCGATGGTCGGGCCAGCGTTCGCCGCGTCCACCATCGCGGACACGCCAGAGGCCTCGGCACCGTACCGAGCGACGACACCAACGAACTCTTCCACGTCATGGCCGCGCATGGCGAACGCAGGTGTGCCGTCCTGCTTGAACTTGGGCATGCCGAACTCGTCGAGCTTCTGGCCACAGTGGTAGAGTTCGTGCTCCACCAGGGCGCAGAACGACGGGTCATCCATCCCGGCAGAAGCCGGCGCGCTGAACGTCAGCAGGAAGTCGGGCATACCGTCGAACCACTCTTCGATCTGCTGGATCGCTCGGGCCTTCTGCCATTTGCCCATTGCCATCGGGGGCATCAGCTCAGCCTGGCCAATGACGGCGCGCATGGCCCGGCTGTTGGCGCAGTTGGTCCAGAGCAATCCGAGCGAGGCTTCCCGGAGGTGGACGTGGTCCATGTTGAACAGCGGGCTTGCATCATCGAGGAACGTGGCGCGGATCCATGCGAGCAGGTCCGGCGCGGGCACGAACCGATCGAGCATTTCCAGATCGGAGAGTGTGGCGAGGTCGTGTGGAGGATACGGGTGGTTCATCGCGCAGCTTCCTCCTTCAGGTACCGCTTGCGAACCTCGGCCATGCGCTTGGCCCCGATCGCCTTGCGCCAGGCGAGCACCGTGGACTTGCCCCAGATCTGTTCGACGCGGCGCCAGCCATGGCGCTTGAACTTCTCCATGAACTCTGGCGGGATCGGCTTCGGTGCGGAGGTGGGCAGGAGCTTACTCTTCGACATCGGAGGCCTCGTCTTCGTCTACGATTGCGAACCCATGGTCAGCGGCGAGCTTGAAGTGCTCGAAGGCGCTCTCGCGGGCTTCGGGGGTGGCACGGTTCCATGCTCGGACGATTAGGGTGCAGAGGGTGCTGTCCGTGTCGTCGTCTGCGAAGTTCTGGCCCGTCTCGTATCGGCGCTGGGTGACATGCTCGCGCAGGTCTTTCACCTGCAAGTGGTCGGTGCTGGCGCGCTTCAGGAGCGGCAGGGCTTCGTCCTGCGGCAGCGAAGCGACCGCGGCATAGTGGTCCACCGACAGGGTGCGGTCGCGCAGCGCCGGGGGGAACGTCGTCGCGGCCTTGAGCGCGTCCTTCAGGCGCTTCGGGGCGAGGCCCAGGTTCTCCGACAGGAAGTCGAAACCGGACTGGTTGAGGTATCCGGCTTCCTTGCCTTCAGCCATCCAGTCGGCCAGCTGCCAGTCTACGTCGCGGCGCTGGTCGGCGAGGGTGCGGCCGCGATCGATCCACTCTTCCTGGGTGGTGGCAGGGGCACCGGCGGGAATGATGGTGGCTATGGCGTTCATGGTCAGCGTTCGTCCCTGACCCGGGTCTTGCCGGACGGATGACTACCCGTTTCCGTGATGCCAACACCCGACACCCCGATGAATTCATTGCCGGTTTGGTGATCGGTGATCACATAGATCCCTCGGCGCTCGCCATATGCGAGGCTGTCCGCAACCACACCTATGCGCTCGATCGTCACCCTCCCGGTGCTGGTGGTCGCCGCGGGCATGGGGTCCGTTGCCTTGGTGCAGCCAGAAGCCAGAACGACGGCCGCGATGATCATCTTGCTCTTCATGGTCAGTACCTCGTTTCGAAAGGAGCGGTGCGCCGGCGGTCCATGGCGGCCTGCCAGTATCCCTTGGGAAGGACGGTCACGACGCGGTCGCAGTCGAGAACGACGCGCTGGCCAGTGCCGAGACGAACGTAACGGACCCCGAAGGCGGCCGCCTGCTGGATCACGTCGGAGGAAAGCGCGGCGTGCGCTTCCTCGTAGCTGACCGGGGCTCCGAACAGCTGGGCGCTTGCCTACGGCCACTACAAGACGAACCCCGAGTTCATGGCTGAATTCCACGGCCTGATCCAGCGCTGGGCGACCCGTGACGCCCGCATCGAGGCGACCCGCGTCCGCGGCATCCCCGGCTTCAACATTCGCGAAGAAAAGGTGGTCTGATCATGGCCGGCAGCGTCAACAAAGTCATCCTCGTCGGCAACCTAGGCGCCGATCCGGAAGTCAAATCCTTCGCCAACGGCGGGCAGATCGCGACCTTTCGCATCGCCACCTCGGAAAGCTGGAAGGACCGCGCCACCGGCGAGCGCAAGGAGCGCACCGAATGGCACTCGATCGTCGTGAATGGCGACGGGCTGGTCAGCGTCGTCGAGCGGTTCTTGCGCAAGGGATCGAAGATCTACGTCGAAGGCCAGTTGAGAACTCGTAAGTGGACCGACCAGAGCGGCCACGATCGCTACAGCACTGAGGTATCAGTCGGCGGTGCAAACGGCGTTCTGACGATGCTGGACGGCGCCCAAGGTGGCGGCGACCGCAATGGAGGTGGGCGCGGACGCGAGCCGGATGGTTCGCGCGGCGGAAGCGATTGGGGCCGTGGCCCGAACAATTCGTTCCCGACCGACTTCGCCGATGACCTCGACGACGACATTCCGTTCATCACCGCTCGGAGCATCTGGTAATGGCCCTCCCGCGTCGCATCCCGAAGCAGCGCAACCGATCGGAGCGCTGGCGCTCGCAGGCTCACTGCAAGTTCGTCGGCTCTCACGAGTGCATCGTGCCTGGCTGCCAGAACCGCCCGATCGAGGTTGCGCACGTTCGCGCCGGGTCCGACGCGGGCATGGGCCGCAAGCCCTCCGACTGGTTCACCGTCAGCATGTGCCGGGATCACCACTCCGAACAGCACCGCATCGGCGAGGGTCCTTTCGAGCGCGCGCACCGCATCGACCTCCACGCGCTGGCGGCGGAGTTCGCCAGTGAAAGCCCCAAGGCTGCCGATATCCGCGCTGAGCAAAGGGAGCGTCAGCATGGCTAAGCAAGGTGGCCAGACCCTCATTCTCGCCAATCCCGACGTGCGCCGCCGCGCCCATCAACTGATCGAGATTGCACCGGCCGGCGCTGTCCTCAACATCAAGGAGGCGGCCCGGACCAGCGACCAGAACGCGAAGATGTGGGCAATGCTCTCCGACATCGCCCGCGCTAAGCCGCAGGGCCGGGTCCTGTCGACCGAGACCTGGAAGGCGCTCTTCATGAACGCCGCGGGCTTCACCTGCACCTTCGAGCCGACGCTGGACGGGCAGGGCGTGATCCCTCTCGGCTTCAAGTCGAGCCGTCTCAACAAGGCCGAATTCTCGGATTTGATCGAGGCAATCCACTGCTTCGCTGCCGAGCACGGCATCCAATTCACCGATCCTATCGAGAGGAAAGCCGCGTGATCTCACCCGAAACTGCAACCGACATCGCCGTTATGTATCGCGATATCGATGCCGCTGAAAAGCTGCTCGACGAAGTGAAGAAGGCGATCGACAATTTCGAGAACGTCGACATCCGCGACGTGTTCGGCCGTCGGCGCCACACTCTCGAGATGGGCATCCCGAGCGGGGAAAGCAGTCGCCGCATCCTGCACGTCCCGTATCAGCTGGCTATCCCGGTGATCGAAGCGACCATCGCCAGCCATAAGGCGCGGCTCACCGCTCTGGCGGATAAGGCTCGCTTCGAACTGAGCGGGCAGCCCGGCAGCCTTGGCGGCCCTATCGGAGGCGAGCTCTGATGGCTGAGAACAGCGCAATCGAGTGGACGCACCACACCTTTAATCCGTGGATTGGCTGTACCAAGGTCGGCCCCGGCTGCGACAACTGCTATGCTGCCGACCTCGCGACCGTCCGCATGGGCGTAAAGTGGGGTGCGGGTGAAGAGCGCCGCCACACCGCGGCATCGACGTGGAAGCAGCCGCGCGCGTGGAACCGGAAGGCGGAAGCCGCTGGCACCCGCTATCGGGTGTTCTGCGCCTCGCTGGCGGACGTGTTCGACAACGAGGTTCCTGTCGAGTGGCGCGCCGAGCTGTTCCAGCTGATCCGCGAGACGCCGCACCTCGACTGGCTGCTGGTGACGAAGCGCATCGGCAACGCTGGCAAAATGGCTGAAGCCGCAGGTGGATGGCCCGGTAACGTCTGGCTGGGCGCAACGGTCGTCAACCAGGTCGAGGCTGACCGCGATGTGGTCAAACTGCTTTCGACTGAGGGACCGCGTTTCCATTTCCTGTCGATCGAGCCTTTGCTCGGCCCGTTAGAACTCTATCCCGAGGCGGATAGCACATACCAGATGCTCAGCGAATGGTATGGACCCGATGGTTTCGACGAGACTGGATCTCAGCCTCGCGTGACACGCCGCCGCGATCTATTCCCAAAGATCGACTGGGTAATCGTCGGTGGCGAGAGCGGCCCGCACGCCCGGCCAATGCACCCAGACTGGGCTCGCTGCCTGCGCGACCAGTGCGAGGAGGCTGGAGTGCCCTTCCTGTTCAAGCAGTGGGGTGAATTCTCGGACTTCGACCACATCGGCATGGATTGGAACGACCTTCCTGATCGCATCCGTGGTCGCCAGCAGTTCATCGACGGCAAAGCGATGGTCCAGATCGGCAAGAAGCGCGCCGGCCGTCTGCTCGATGGCGTCCAGCACGACGGATATCCGGGAGACAGGACTTCGCAAGCGAAACCTTCGTGGCAACGACACTTAGGGCCCGCGACATGGGACGCGGGGTGGACAGCGACTGCACTGATACGCTGATCGCTCATAGCCTTCGCGGAGAGGGCTTTGACGCCAGCGAGGACGGCACAGGGCGCGGCACACCGTTGGTGCCAGTCGCGTTCGACTGCAAAGGTACGCAGGTCCAGTTCACCACAGATGGCATCCACCCAACGCTTCGCAGCATGTGCCACAAGGACAGCCATTCGAATGCAGGCGGGCACGCATCTGCTCAGATCGGTTCCGCCGTCCGCCGCCTAACACCGCGCGAGTGCGAGCGCCTTCAGGGCTTTCCCGACGACTACACGTTGATCCCGGTGCGCGGGAAGCCCGCCGCCGATGGCCCCCGCTACAAGGCGCTGGGCAACTCCATGGCCGTGCCGGTCATGCGCTGGATCGGTGAGCGGATCGCAGCGGTGGAGGCAATCAAACAGGAGGCCCGAGTAGCATGACCCCCCATCGCATCGCCCGCTGGCCTGCAAGGAAAGGAGAGAGACTGTGACGGCAGAGCGCATTCGAACCGCGGAGGCCGCACGGATCACCGGCCTTGACCCTCGCACGCTGCAGGAGAAAGCTGCGGCAGGCATGATCCCCGGCGCCCGCAAAGTCTTTGGCCGCTGGACCTACGACCCCCTTATTCTCTCGAAGTTAGGATATGTACCGTGCCCGTCGAAAAACTCCCGAAAGGCATCTACCGGCGCGGGGACATTCTCTGGGCGCGTTTCAAGGTCAAAGGAATCGAGTATCGCGAAAGCCTACGAACACGTTCTGTCGCGCTCGCGGAAAAACGCATGAAGGCCGTCCGCCAAGAGATCGAGAACCGCGTCTACTATGGCGACGCGGAAGCTGTCTCTTGGCCCGAGGCTGTCGTTGCATGGGCGACCTGGATCAAGCGGCAGGGCAAGCGAGAAGGTACGATCGACCGGTATCTGGTCAGCATCGGCCAACTGCGGCCGTGGCTCGACGACAAGGAAGTTCAGCGGATAGACCAGGAGCTTGTCCGCCTTATCGTTCGTGACCGCGCAAAGCTCGGGGTGAGCAACGCGACCATCCGCCGCGATCTCACAGCGATGTCGAGTGTGCTGGACTGCGCGATGGACGAAGGCTGGATCAATGAGAACCCGGCTCACAGCTTCGACCGGCGCCGGCTGAAAGAGCAGCGCGAGCCGATCGTTCTGCCAGATCACGCGAGCATCGCCGCCGTCCTGGAGATCGGCAGTCGCTTCATCGACATGGCCGAGTTCGCCCGCGAGACCGGTATGCGCCAGGAGGAAATCGCCTCGCTCACGCATGACCAGGTGGACCGGATCAGAATGTCCGCAAGCCTGACGCTCACTAAGGGGCGTCGCGCGCGTGAGGTTCCTCTGACCCACAAGGCTTTGTCAATCATCGACCGGCAGCCGCAATTCCTCCGGAGCCCGTTTGTGTTCTGGCGCGGGGAGGGAGAGCGCTTCAAGAACGTCGATGCGCAGTTCTATGCTACAGTGCGCCGGGTGGCACGCAAAATGGCACAATCAGAGAAGCCGTTTCGGGTGTTCCGCTTCCACGATCTTCGCCACCTTTTCGCGGTCGAAACCCTACGGAAACAGCGGGCTAGCATCTATCAGTTGCAGCAGATCCTTGGCCATACCTCGGTGAAGACGACCGAGATCTACCTTAACCACCTGACGCCGGACGAGGCACAACGTGCAATTCATGGGATGGCACAAAGCGGGGCGCAAAACCAGCGGTTCGCGAGTGGAGAAGGTGCCGAAAATGTTTGA